AAGTAATTACCGTAAAGTTAGAAAGTAGTAAAAGAAATGTAGTGATTGACGGAGTAATGTCAGCAAAAAGAGTTGGGTCTCAAACAGCAGATGGATCTAAAGCAGACGTTTCTCTTTACTCACAACCGGAAGGAAAAGGTACTCCTATAGCTAATATTTCAGTTAAAGAAGACGGTAAAAGTGAATCTGAATTTAGATGGGCCTCTGTAAATAATGATAAAACTCCTTTTAGAAAAGGATTTGTTAATAAAGCGTTAAACGATCCCAATTTTCCTATAGAGTTAAAAAGAACAGGACATCATTTAGATACCGATAAATCTCCTAAATATGAAATGTTTAAAAAAGGAACTAATGAAAGAATTACTATAGTAGTAGTAAAAAACGCTCCTACTGATGCTAATGAAGATTATTTATTTGGTACTGATCAACCTAAAACAATAATTGCTACAAGATCATTTGAAGATAAAGATTTTGAATATGATGATAATACGAGAGTATTGACTATAACTTGTACTTCATTATACACCGATATAGACCAAATTCAGGATACAAATATTGAACCTGCATTTACTATTACTCAGCATCAAAAACAACCGTATGGATTAGACTTTAGAATAGTACCTAAAGGTATGGCTAGTTATGGTCCAAACGCAAAAGGAATAGATATAGAATATTCAACAGTTTTTAAGTAAGTTATGGCAAAAGATATTAAAAAAATAATAGCACAGGAGTATATTAAATGTGCTAAAGATCCGGCGTACTTTATGAGAAAGTATTGCCATATACAACATCCTACTAGAGGTAGAATACTCTTCAACTTATACCCTTTTCAATCAGAGGTTCTACATTTATTTAAAGAACATCAATATATCATTACTTTAAAATCAAGACAGCTAGGTATATCAACTTTAGCTTCTGCTTATAGTTTATGGTTAATGCTCTTTCATAAAGATAAAAACGTATTAGCTCTAGCAACTACTCAAGCAACAGCTAGAAATCTTGTTACTAAGACAATGTTTATGTATGATGAGTTACCTAAGTGGTTGAAGTTACCCGCATTAGAAAAAAATAAATTATCTCTTAGACTAAAAAACGGATCAAAAATTACAGCAAAATCATCTAATGCAGATGCTGCAAGATCTGAAGCAGTATCATTACTTTTGATAGATGAGGCAGCGTTTATAGATAATATTGCCGAAACCTTTACAGCTGCACAACAAACGTTAGCTACAGGAGGTCAGTGTATGGCTTTATCAACTCCTAATGGTATAGGAAACTGGTTCCATCAAACTTGGGATAAAGCAGAAGCTGGAGATAATTCGTTTTTACCTATAAGACTACCATGGACGGTTCATCCGGAAAGAGATAAGGAATGGAGAGAACAGCAAGATAGAGACTTAGGACCTAGAATGGCAGGACAAGAATGTGATTGCGATTTTCTAGCTTCAGGTGATACAGTATTCGAACCAGATGACTTAAGTTTTTATGAACAAACTTATCAAAAGGATCCTGTAGAAAAAAGAGGAGTTGACGGTAATTTGTGGATTTGGGAGCAACCTGACTACTCTAAATCATATATGGTAGTAGCTGATGTATCTAGAGGAGACTCAGTAGATTATTCAGCGTTTCATGTATTTGATATAGAAACTTGTGTACAAGTAGGAGAGTATAAAGGCAAATTATCTCCTAAAGATTTCGGAAATGTACTTGTAGCTATAGCAGCTGAATATAACGATGCTTTACTAGTAGTAGAAAATGCAAACATAGGCTGGGCGACTATAGAACAAATATTAGAAAGAGAATATCGTAATTTATACTATAGTCCTAAAAGTCAAATGGACACAGTAGAATCTTATATGACTAAATATGAGAGAGATCAACTAGTACCTGGATTTACTATGTCAGTTAGAACCCGTCCTTTAGTTATAGCTAAGATGATGGAGTATATAAGGGAAAAAGGGGTGACTATTCAATCTAAACGATTGATGGGAGAAATGAGAGTTTTTGTATGGAAAAACGGTAAAGCTCAAGCTCAAACTAATTATAACGATGATTTACTAATGTCTTGTGCAACTGCACTATATGTTAGAGATACAGCGTTAAAACTAAGACAACAAGGTATGGACCTTGCTAGAGCAAGACTTTCTTCGTTTCAAAACTTAAATGCTCGTAACCAATCTGTCATATCATCAGTTGGATCCCAAATAAATAATCCTTATATTATAAAGACGGACCATGGAAATGAAGATATCTCATGGTTAATTAGATAAACGATATTTATTAATAAACTGTATTAATGGCAGATACTTCACTTTTTAAACGATTAGGCAGACTTTTTTCTTCAGACGTAGTAATAAGAAACGTAGGAGGAAACCAACTCAAAGTAGCCGATGTTAATCAAATACAAACTACAGGTAGATATAAAACTAATTCTCTTATAGATAGGTTTAGTAGATTATATTTGTATAACAATAAAAATATATTTAATCCTAACCTTAATTATCAAACTTTAAGAATACAGTTATATTCTGATTATGAAGCTATGGACACTGACCCGTTAATAGCATCAACACTAGATATTATTTCAGATGAAGCTACTTTAAAAAACGATATGGGTGAAGTTTTAACTATAAAATCTTCAGATGAGAATATTCAAAAAATACTTTACAACCTTTACTACGATGTATTAAATATTGAATTTAATTTATGGTCATGGACTCGTAACATGTGTAAATACGGAGATTTCTTTTTAAAATTAGAAATCGCTGAAGAGTTCGGAGTATATAATGTTATGCCTTATACAGTTTATCATATGACCAGACAGGAAGGTTTAGACCCTGATAATCCTGCTAAAGTAACTTTTCAACTAGATCCTGATGGTTTAGCATCATCTCAAGATCCAAACTATATTCCTAAAAGTAACAGAAGAGTTATTCAATTCGATAATTATGAAGTAGCCCACTTCAGATTAATATCAGATACTAATTACTTACCTTACGGTAGATCTTTTATAGAGCCAGCTAGGAAAATATTTAAACAACTTACTCTTATGGAAGATGCGATGTTAATTCATCGTATTATGAGAGCGCCTGAAAAGAGAACTTTCTATATAAATGTAGGTCAAATACCTCCTAACGAAGTTGAGCAGTTTATGCAAAAAACTATTACTCAAATGAAAAAAACTCCTTTCGTTGATCCGAATACAGGAGATTATAATCTTAGGTTCAATATGATGAATATGATGGAAGATTATTATATTCCAATGAGAGGTGGAGATACTCAAACTAAAATTGATACTACTAAAGGATTAGATTATGATGGTACTAATGATATAGAATATCTTAGAGATAAAATGTTTGCTGCTCTTAAAGTACCGAAAGCGTATTTTGGGTATGAAGGAGATTTACAAGGAAAAGCTACATTAGCAGCTGAAGATATAAGGTTTGCTAGAACAGTTGAAAGAATACAAAGAATTTTAGAATCTGAATTAACTAAGATAGCTTTAGTACATTTATATGTTCAAGGATTTAAAGGAGAATCATTAACTAATTTTGAAATAAAGCTTACTAATCCTTCTATAATATTCGAACAAGAAAAGGTAGCACTCTTAAAAGAAAAAGTAGATTTAGCTTCCCAGATGATGGATACTAAATTATTTCCAACTGATTATATATACGACCATATATTTAATCTGTCTGAAGACCAGTATATGGAAATGAGAGACTTAGTAGCTGAAGATTATAAACGTATCTTTAGATTAGGTCAAATTGAAAATGAAGGTAATGACCCTGCTAAATCTGGCAAATCGTACGGTACTCCTCATGATCTAGCTTCTTTATATGGTAGAAGACAAGGAGATCAAAAAGGTATGCCTTTTGGAAGAGTTCCTGCAGGATATGAAGATGATACTCCTGGTATAGGTAAAATAGGACCTGAAGGAGGACGTCCTAGAATTCATGCTTCACATTACGGTACTAACGATGGTTTAGGAGGTAGAGATCCTCTTGGACAGGATGCAATGAAAGGAGGCTTCGATTCTGATAACGAAAACGTTAACGAAAACGAATCAAGCAAAAAAATAGATAATACACTTGCTAGATCTTTATTTTATCAAAACAAAGAAATGTTTAATGATAAAAAGCAAATAATTTTTGAAAATAAAGACGAAGAAGAAGATAATTTATTAGATGAATCACAAATACAAGATTTAGATAATTAATTACTATTTATAAAGGTAAGGTGTACTATGTGTACAACAAAACAATATAATAATGCGCATTAAACATAGTAAGTACAAAAATACTGGGCTAATATTTGAACTATTAGTTAAGCAGATAGCTGCAGATACTTTAAATAAAAAAGACTCTCCAGCTGTCAACATTCTTAAGAACTTTTATACTGGTAGGTCTACATTCGTACGTGAATTTAAATTATATGAATTTATCTTAAAAAATAAATCTATTTCACAGTCAAAAGCAGAGTCTATAGTTTCTACCATAATTGAAGTATCGCGAAATATTAACCCATCGTTATTAAAAAAGCAAAAATATAATTTAATAAAAGAGATTAAAAATCACTATAGTTTAGAAGAATTTTTCTCTATTAGTGTGAAAGATTATAAACCATTAGCAGCTCTATACTGTTTGATGGAAGCTCATAAAATTTCTGATGTAGTTGATCCTAATTTTTTAGTAGATAATAAAACTACTATATTAGAACATTTAACTAAGGAAGTACAAAATAAAAAAGAAGTAAGAGATAACTTAATAGAAGAGTACGGTAAGTATGACAAAGATCTTAAATTATTAACTTTTAAGATTCTATTAGAAAAATTTAATTCTAAATATGAAACACTACTTCCCGAACAAAAAAATATCTTAAAAGAATTTATTACATCAGTTGATTCTTCTACTAGACTACGTAATTTAGTCAATGAGGAATTATTAAAATTAAAAAAAGTAATAAATACTTTAAAAGACGCAGTAAAAGATGATATTGTTGCTATAAAGTTACAAGAAGTAGCTAAAACTATTGAACCTATTTCTAAAACTAAAAGAGTAACTGATGATCATCTTGTAAATATTATGACTTACTACGAACTAGTTCAAGAATTAAAAGGATTATGAAAATTAGTCAATTAAGAGAATTAGTTAAAGAAGTAATGCAAGAGATGAATGAAATGAGTACTACTGCAGGAGCAGGTGCTTATCATACTCCTTTTGCTTTCAGTAAAAACCAAAGAAAAAATAGAGCTACTAAGTATGGTGAGAAGCTCGGTTATATTACAGTAAAAAGAAAAAAAAGACCATACAATACAAAAATGATTGATTATTTAGATGAAAACTCTACAAGAAAAATATAACGCTATACAAGAAGGTAATTATAGCAAGACTCAATTCGTAAGAGACGCTAAAAGAGAATTACCTCAATTTATTTCTCCTTATAATGGATTTGAAGATTCAATTACTATACTTAAAAGAAAAGGTATATTAACTGAAAATAAAACTTTAGAGTACGACATACCGGGAAAAAAATATTCTGATGAGGCACTAAGAAGAGGTGTAGATTATGAACTAGAAGGAATGGGTTTAATGTCTCAAGAAACTATATCTGAAAAAGATTTTTTCAAAGCTGAGAAAAAAGCTAAGAAAAATTTAGAAAAAGATCCTCTACACTACCTTAACTTACTATCAGGAGAATCTAATAAAGTCAATAAGCATGATAAAATGATACCTGTTAAAAAAAATAATCACGTAGATGTTTTTAACGGGTTGAAAAAAGCTAACTTAAGAGAAGTTAAAAGTTTACTAAAAGAAGGCAAAGTTGAGGACTTAGCAAAAAAGCTTAATATATCTGTAGATCAACTACAAGCAGCTATGGATAAAATTAGAAAAGGAGAAGAAAGAGCAGCAGACGCAGCAGCTAAAAAAGCTAAATTCTCTGAAGAAGTAGATGAATCAGCATCTAAAAAATTAGATATGATTAGACAACACCTTCATAAAAAATTTACTGACCCTAATAATCCTAGCAATAAAGTTATTGATGATGAAATGATAGACGGATTCTTTTCAGTAGCTCCTGACAATCTTTTAGATATGGATATGGAGGAAGTTGAAAACGAGTACGATCTTTATGTTGATGCTAATTACGATTTAGATGAAAAGAAAGGCAAAGACCATGACGGCGATGGAGATATAGACTCAGATGATTATATGGCTGCTAAAGACAAAGCTATTAAAAAAGCAATGGGCAAAGATGTTGAAGAAACTAAAGGAGCTCCAAAAGGACATTACTTTACTAAATCAGGTAACTTAGTAAAAGGTAAACTAACACCCGATGCTAGAGAAAGAGGTGCTAGATTAAGTGATCCATTAGATAAACAAAGATCTAAAGTACCTCCAGTAACTCAATACAACGAAGGAGATTTAGACGTTGGTCATCAAGATGATGAGCCAGATATGCTTAAGCAGTATGCTTATGATATAGCAACATATGGAGCTAAATTATATAAAAGATTACATAAGTATGATC